TTTTCTCTCTTGATCTCTCTTTTTAAAAGTATCAAGTACACCAGGTTTCTTCTTAGCAACATGAAAACCTATCCAACCAGAAAAATTATCATTTTGTTCTGGTTTAAAATTTAATATAGCAGTGTTTAATCCTTCTTTTACTTCTGTAAAAAAATCGTTTATAGGAAAATTAAAAACATTATCACCTTGTATTTTTTCACCAATATTTCTTATAAGACCATGTAGTTTATCTCCATAAACTAACTGCATAAAAGCATCGTTAACTCCTTCTCTTTGCCATTCGGCATTTGTATATCTTCTACCTGTCTCTGGGTTTGTTGCTAAAGCTTCTATATCGGCTTCAGTAATTTTATCACCAACTAGCTCTTTAGAAAAATAAAAACTTCCATCAGAAGGATCGTATTTAACACCAGGAGCAAAACCTTCTAAACCTTTTTTAGTATAAACAACCCCTTCTTTTAACTGTCCACCTATGTTAATACCTCTTTCATCTAACATACTCTTAAGCATTCCTCTATCAAAAGCCTTACCCTTAGCTATAGTGTTGTTATAATCTCTTATAAAATTAAAAACATCTCTTGCTGTATTAAATTTTGTTTTAATACCTATAGCTGACATAGCTCTTCTAATAGCATCACCTATTTTTGTTAGTAAATTTTCATTATACTGAATATCACCACTAGCCAAAGCGTCTGATAGTAAGTTTAAAGTTTCTTCAGCAGTTGTCATAGCATCACTAACTTGATATGCTTTTATTTCTTTTTCAAGAGCTTTGTATTCTGGGGAGTTTTTATCTTCAATACTTTCTAGTTCAAACATCTTTTTCATAGTACCAACACTCATCTGGTAAGATCTTAATCTTTTTCTCATCTCGCTACTTCTAAATTGAGCAGGATCTAAATCTTTTAAGTAAACAGCTAAAGCTTCACCTAAAGCTATAGCGGTTTCAGGATTTTGTCTTACAGTGGATTGTAAAACTCTATGTAATAATTCATGAGCTCCAACGTTTACAGCACCCGTTTGCAGTGAAAAACCTTTATTAATAATTATCCTTTGACCTTTACCAATATCAGGCGTTATAAAACCGTGTGATTTTTGAAAATTAGCTAACGTATCTTCTCTTTCTTTTTCTAATTCTTTAACTCTATTAGGGTCTCCTTTAGCTTTTTCTATTTGTTCTTTATAATCGTTCTCTATTTCTTGACGAGCTTGTCTTTCATTATTAACCTCAATAATAGGCATTTCTTTACCATACAATTGTTCAGCTCTTTTTTGTGCAGATTTTAAGTTTTGTTTATATAACTTATATGTTTTTCGTTTCTCTATTTTTTTAATAATAGGATCTACTATAGCTTTTTTTCTAGAGTTTGCTAAATTTATTTTTTGATCTAACTCTTGTAATCTTTTTAAATGATCTTCTTTATTTTGTAATGGGTTTTGTTCTATAGAAGTTTTTTGGTCATTAAGTTCGTTTATTTCATTCTCAATGTTTTCTAATTCCTTTTTTGTTTCTTTAACTTTTAAAACATCTGGATTAGATTCTATCTCATTCATAACTTCTATTTCTGTAGCAGTTATTTTATCTTCTATTGCTTTAGACGTGCCAGATTTTGATTTAACCAAACCTTTAAACCCATGGTCTTCAGTTAAAGAAGCTAATTCATCGTAAGTATCCCAATCATTATTTACTTCTAAATCTGTGTTAGCATTTATTTTTCCAGCCGCAAACAATCTATTATACTCGTTTATAGCGTCTTTTTTATTATCAAATCTCCTACCGTCTATATAATAAGAAGGCGCTTTACGTCCTCTTGTTTTGTTATATGCAGCTGTACCACCTCCAAACACAAATCCAGTTGCGGACATAGATATAGCTAATTCTTTATAAAAATCAGAATCCATACCCTCTGCAAAAGGTCTACCATTGATGATATTTTGTAAAGGTTGATTTATTATTTCTTCCCCCATCTCCCCAATTATACCATTCCAACCAACTTGTTTACCTATAAAATGAGATTGCGCTGCGGTTTTATCTAATCCTATTTTTCTCATATAATGACCTAAAGAAGCTCTTTTTAACCAATCAGGATCTTTGAGTATAGATTTCTGAAACCATCTTCCTAATCCAGGTATTTTCTCACCAAGACCCTCTGTCATAAATTCAGTATAAGTGGTACCAACACCCTTTGCAAATGCTGGTAGAAAATTATCACCAGAATTTTCATCTACTATAGCAACTAAACCATCACCCTCTGTACTATATGCTAATTGCATTTCCTTAGTCATGTTTTGAAAAGTATTATCTAGATATCTTTGCGGACTAAGAGTTGTTCTAGCTCCAGCACCAACTAAATAACCTATCGTGTTAGCTGTTCTATTAGCTATTTTTAACGTTCCAGTAGCATACATTGTTCTTGGCAATAAAACGGCTTTTGCAGTCGCACTAACACCTTTACTAACAACACCAGCCGCACCAGAAGTAGCTATCATTTCACCCATAAACGGAATCATATCTTTAGTTAATTGCCCAGCATTATATGAGTTTGACATATCACTAACTCTATCAGCTGATTCCATTTTCATAGAGTGTAGTGTTAATAAAGTTTCTTCAGCTGGAGTTCTATCTTTTGGATCTTTATCAGTTATTTTTTTGATTTTATAACTATCTGACATGTTAACCACACCGCTTATAAACGGAAGATATTCATGGCCCTCTCCACTGGTAAGACCTCTCCAAAAATTAATCATACCACTGTTACTCATCGACTCTGGTGATTCTATAATTTTTTTAATATATTTTTCTGCTTGATCGTAGTTTTTAAATCTTGGATCTTGTTTTTTTAACCATTTTATAGCTTGCTCTCTAGGGGTTATAACTTTTGTAGTATTTCTAAGTTGTGTTGTTATAGGTTTAAAATCTTTTGATTTTAATTTTATAGCCTCTTCAAACTCACCAAGTCTTTCTTTAGCGAAATCTTTCATTAAAAACTGCGTAAATCTACCATCTTTGTTTCTTGCTAACTTATGATAATTTATCCCCCAAAATTCTTTTTCTGCCCTAGCTATTTCTTCTTTACTCATATCTTTTTCAAGTTCATTAGATAGAGCATTCCATTGTTTTGTTAGTGCTAATTTTTTATCTCCAGCACTCATATTAACAAAACCACCAGCGTCTAGTTTTTCGTTTATTTTTTGGTATTGATCTTCTGATATTAAATTGGGTTTTGGTTTCCAATTTTGATAAAAATCATCAGCTATATTTTCCCAAGAATTAGCAGCTTGTACACTAATATTTTCTAAAACTTCACCTATTTTATTTTTAGGTATACGTTTTTGATTGCCTGGTCCTTCTTCTTTTGCTGGATCATAATCTGGATTATCAATTTCTTCTTCACCAGCTTTTTTTATAAGATTATTTAAATGTTTATTATAATCTTTATTTAAAACATCGTATTTATCTTGTAAAATCTCAGTGTGTTTTCGTAATCTTCTATTATATTCTTCTTGTAAATCATTTTGAGAAGAAGGAATATATTTTTCATTTTTTATATCTTCTCTTAATTGTTTAGCGACTTCGTCTTTAACATCATTAATAATTTTTTCTTCCTCTTTCTGTAAAGCTTTTACTCTATTTTCAAAAAAATCATTAGTTTCTGCTCTTGCTGTTGGTAAATATTGATCTATAGCAGTATTTAATTGATTATTATATTGAACTTTAGATTTAGCATATAAGTCTAACATTCTATCTTGAGCATCTTCAGCTTGTTCAACACTCATCCAACCTACATAATCTCCAACGTCAAATTCAGTTTTATCACCAATATTTTCAGTTAACGATTTGTCAATTTTTTTATTTGTGTAATCAGCTACCTTAAGTATATCAGGTTGGTTTCTAGCTTCTTCACTTAATAATCCCTCATCCCTTTCACCAGCCTTGTTTTTTATTGAGTGTAGAAAATTTATTTTTTCCCACATTGCTTTATCTTCTTCAGAAACCACGCCCGGTTTATTAGCATAACTATAACCACCATGAGCGTCTTTACGTATTCCAGATATTTCAGTATACCCTAAACTACCCGCCATACCAGTGTATTCACCAGCCTGCAAACTTTCTACGCCTTGCTTAGGTTTAGTTCTTTCGTAAAAATCAGTATCTGTTTCGTTTATCTCACCGTTTCTATCAGTTAACTTATACTTATTTATAGTTTTGTTATGGTAATTAGTTAAAACATTATCAGCATTTTCTCCACCAACAAATTGTAAATATTTTTTATACCCAGCGGAATGATCAGCGTTGTCAGTCCAACTAGTTTCTAGTCTAACCTCTATCTCCTCGCCAGTGTGCTTATTTTTAATACCAACAACATCGTCACCTACAGTTCTTTGACTAAACTCAAAATCATCAGTGCCATGAATTTCTTCAAGCTTTTTAACCATTGATTTTTCCCCACCTTTGTTAGTGTGCCAATTGTCAAAAGACAAAGACTTAAATTCTTTATCTTTTTCTTGTTTCTTATTACTTTCTAAAGTAATTACATCTTCAATTGGTAGTTCAGGATCGTTTTTGATAGTAGAACCAATAGGATCTGGGTCTAAATCACCACCATGCAATCTTTTGTGTTCTTCTTCACTAAGATTACCGTGAGCGCCAGGCAACTCTACTAATCTTTCTTTATGTTTTAATGGAGATGATTTTTTAAACATCTAATCTTATTTTATTGATTTAAACCTGGGTTAGCTTCTTTAGCGGCTTCAGCTCTTTCGTTTTCCATTTTTTTAACCTTAGCTTTAGTCATGCCTGTTGGGTAAACCTTACCATCAAATAAAAAGTCTAATTGACCGTTTTTAGCGGCTTCAGCTTTTTCTTTTTTAAATCTAGCTTTAGTTAGTTCATTTATTTTAAGACGCATTATATCTAATTTACCTTCTTCAAAACCCATACCTTTCCACCATGCGTTTTCAAGTTTATAAGTATAATATTCTTTTACTAATGTTCTTAGTAAAAACATATCGAAAAATGGACTATCTACATTAACTATAGCATCAACCAATCTAAGTCTATCGTATTCATCTATATTATCTGTCCAATGGTTTTTATCACCTGGACCTAAATCTGGTTGAAACTCAAGTCTATCCCAATCAAAACCACCATAATTAAGATTTTTAATATTAGGATGTTCATATAGGTGTCTTCTAAAGGTGCTTCCATCTCTTAATACTTCACTATCATGACAAAACATTAAAACCAATTCATCTTGTTCCTTTGAAGCTGTTCCATCATTAAAACCAAAAAGAGTATCTATTTTGTAATTTATTCTACCTAAATCTATTTTTGCAGCTGATTTACTTTGATTAGCTTCTTGGGCTTTTTCAAAAGTTTCATTTAAAAAATTAATATATTCGGTAGCTTTTATATTATTCCTTATAAACATATCTTTATTACCATCATAGACATTTATAAGAGTTGGTCTATCATAAAAATCATAAACAATACAATACTGTTGTTCTTCTTTAACTATATCTCCATAGTAATCAACCACTCCATCAAAAACATCTTGTTGTTCAGCGTATACAACTTTTAAATTTGGATTTTTACAATACATTTGAGTTGCAAAGCTAACTTGTTGTTGTGAAACACCTTTTGACAATAAAGTTTCTGGCTCAAATTGATCTTCATAAAACTCTAAAATATTTTCTTTAACAACTTCTACATTTTGAGATAATTGAGCTAATTTTGTTTTAACTGTAGCTTGACCCTTAGCATCGTTATTGTTAAGTGCTTCTATTAATTCTTGTTTATATTTTTTAACTAATATAAAACCAGCATCTGCATAGGCTTTTGGCAATGCTATATTCATACCAGTTTCATACATTTTCTTTTCAGTTTCTCTTAAAGCTTTGTCTATAGCTTTTCTTCTACGCATGCTTTCCGGTTCTATAGCTTGTATTGATAGTTGTAATTGCTCCCAGTTTAATCTAGCTTTAGCTCCTCCTATTATATCTAAACCAGCGTCTGTTTGAGCTTGACGTTTTGTTATATCTTCTTGTGGAGTAGCACCCATTGCTCCTTGGTCTAATTGTTTTAATGGTGATGGTTTTATCTGTTTCATATTTATATCTATTAAATTATAATCTACTTTATAATATCCGTTTTCTTTTATCACGGCATCTTCTCTTCCTAATTTTAATAAATCTTGAGCCATAGTCCCGCTCCAAGTTTTATTATTACCTTTATAATTAAAATGGTATATTGGTATTCCTGAGTTTGAATATTTTATTTTTATTATGTTTTCTTTTAATCTTTTATCACTAAGTGCTTTTCCAACACCACTAATAGCACTAGTAATACCTCCCCACATTTTATCGTCAGCAGCTTGTTTTTGTTGACCATACATCCCTGCTTGTTCTAAACTACTCTGCATTAAAGTTTGCTGTTTATTCATCTCTTGTTCAGCGCTCCACATATCTCCTTTACCTTTTAACTCTTGGACCTCCATCGCTCCTTTGGCTTCCGCCATTTGCAATTGAGATGCTTCTGTAGCTTCAGCCATTTGTAATTTAGAAGCCTCACCCAATCTAGCAGCTTGCATAGCTTCTTCAGCGCCCATCTGGGTTTTTTGTATATCCATATCAGCTTGTCTTTCTTGGGTATCTAATCTACTTTGCTCTTGAGCTTTCATAGTTTGTATTTTAGATGCTTCTCCAGCTGTAGCCATATTTATATCTTGTTCAGCTTTAGCTGCCATTTTTTGGTTTTGAGATTCTTGAGCACCTATAGACGCCGCAGCTTTTTGTGATTGTAAAGCGCCTTGATTAGCCATTGACTGCGCTAATGCTGCTATACCAGAACCTCCAGCGGCACCAGCCATATTAGACATTATATTAGCTTGCATTTGTTGATTTTGTTGAGCTTCAAATTCTGCTTGTTGTGTATTAACAGTTAAATCTTCAAAAGCATTTTCCATGCCTTCAAACTTATTTTCCATTTGATCAAAAGCATTTTTTTGACCTGCAAATTTATTCTCCATGTCCTCATAAACGTTCTCTGCATCTTCATAAACGTTTTTAAGTCCAGACATTTTATTCTCAAGACCAGCGTATGCGTTTTTAGCATCTTCAAATGGATTAGATGTATCTACATTTTTTAAAGAATTTTGCGCGTCTTGCAAAGCTGCTTCCGCAGCTTCCTGTTTTTTTCTAGCCTTTCTTTTATCTCTACCACCTTGAATTGCTTTAACAGTACCTGCGACAACCATCGCGCCACCTACTACTGCTGCTGTTACTGCTGCCATATTATTTTAGTTTTTTCGTTATTTCATATGAAGGTTTATCATCAACAAACCAATTTAATTTTTTATGAGTTTCAATTAAATGTTTACTTCTACCTATACTAAACATATATTTATATCCCATTTTTTTAGTTAACTCTTCTGCTTCTATAATAAGCATTTCTATAGCTTTTTTTCTATCTTTATCTCTATAGTTTGGATTAGATATTATCCATTCTAATATAATTGTAGATGAATTAGTAGAATATAGAAAACCAGCTACAATAGGTATATCATCTTTTTCTATCATTATTCCACCTGTACCATTTTCAGGTAAAAAATCTTTTTCTACAATAGGCCATCTCCACCATTTCCACCAAGATACTAATGTTTCCCAATCGTTTTTATTTAAATCTCTAGCAACTAATTCACCAGTTTTTATTTGATTATTTAATTCTTGAATTTCTTTCAATAAATCTTCTTCATTCATGACTAAATATTCAAAGTTATTACTTTACTTTCATCATGAATCTTAAAATATTGTTTATATCTTTTAGCGCCTTCTAATATACTTGGATGACTAGCCATAGCCCAAACGTTAGGTTTACCTAAATCATTTATTTTTTTTATGGAAGATTTTACTAGCATTATAACTAAATCTTCCGCTGCGTCTCCTAATAGTTTTCTAAGACCAGGTTTTACTATCATGTAATCAACATAACCATAAGAGGAATTGGTTAAGTATAAAAAAGCAGCAGCTACAGGTCCATGACCGTCTTCTTCTATAATTAAACCACTCAAACCATTATCTGGTAAATCGTTTATATTAGGAGTTTTTATATATGGTGTTTGATCCCACCATTCTTTAATGATATTATAATCATCTTCTGTTGTGTTTCTTATAATCATATTTATATTTTATTTAATTTAATAATATAGTTACACTTTTTAACCGTTATTTACTACTTTCAACAAAATCTAAAGCTGTAGCAAACATTTCAGCAGGTAAAGTACCTTCATTTCTATATTCTACTAAAGAATAATATCCAGTTATACCAGATGTATTTATTACTTTGTTTTTTGAAAACATAAAATAATGCCATGTTCCAATAGCGTTATTCATAGGATCATTTACAACGATTGTATTAGTAACATAGCTTATTGCGGTTATATTACCTAACTTCATAGGTCCAACTCCAGGTTGATTAATATTACCTGGATTATTTCTACCAGCAATATTTTGAGCTGTTAACTGTGTATACCAAACATCGTCCCCTATATTACAGGACACGTTTATACTACCATCTAATACTATAGTGTGTGTTGCCATTTATTATGATATTGTTTCTATTGATAAAAAGTTTTTCAAATTTAATTCTGGTGTTATACTAGCAGAACCGAAACTTCCACTTACTGTTATGTTTAAAGTTATAAATTTATAAGCATAAGGATCGTCTGCAGCCGTAACACCATGTTTAAGAGCTTCTCCTAAACCGTCATAAGTTGTTGTTATTATAGGTACTGATTCTTTAAAATCTAAATTTTCATCTGGATTAGCTGTTATATTACCCCAATCAGTCAATATAGCAGTACCAGAAGA